CGCAACCGCGCTGATCGCCCCAGCGGGAAACCCTCCGGCGCGAGCGCCGTAGGGAAGGTCGGCAACGACGATCGATCGGATTGGCGCGCGGCTTGGATGCTGTTCCCCGGCGATGTCGCCTATGCATGGCACCCGGCGGGTGCCATGCAGGTCAACCATTACGAGGCACTCACCGCCGCCGGCTTTGAAGTGCGGATGCAGATCATTTGGGCGAAGCAGCAATTCCCGATCGGGCGCGGCAATTATCATGTCCAGCATGAACCGTGCTGGTATGCGGTGCGAAAGGCAAAAACCGCTCACTGGTCTGGTAGCCGAACTGAGTCGACTCTTTGGCAAATCAGCAAGCCGGTGAAGTCCGAGACTGGGCATTCGACGCAAAAGCCCGTCGAGTGCATGCGCCGGCCGATTGACAACAACAGCTCGCCGGGGCAGGCAGTCTATGACCCGTTTGTCGGCTCGGGCACGACCATCATCGCCGCGGAGATGACCGGCCGCGCCTGCCACGCGATCGAAATCAGCCCGGCCTATGTCGACGTCGCGGTGCGGCGCTGGCAGGCGTTTACCGGCGAAGATGCGATGCTCGAAGGTGACGGCCGCACCTTCGCCGCGGTTGCGGCCGAGCGGGTTCCTTACGACGCAGACGCCGACAGCCTCGGCAGCTACCACGACGCGGTGGCGGCGGTGGGCAAGCGGGTCAAAGCCGGTGCCCCGGTGCCGGCATTCTTTTTGAAGCAAGGAGCGTAAATGCCGAGGGGCGGAGCAAGACCGGGCGCGGGACGCAAGCCCGGCATCAAGGAGGGCGACGGTTACAAGCGGCACGAGCCCACCGAGGCCGGACGTAAGAGCGTCGAGGCGATGGCCGGCTTTGGTATTCCCGAGGAGGACATCGCGCGGGTGATTGGCATCGGCGCGAAAACGCTGCGGGCATACTATGCCGACGAGCTCGCGCTGGGACACGTCAAGGCAAACACCCGTGTCGCGCAGAACCTTTTCACCATCGCGACCGGCACCGGCTCTGGCGCGGTAACAGCAGCGATCTTCTGGCTGAAGGTGCGGGCCGGCTGGAGCGAATACGCGCCGGCGCCGGTCACGACGCCGCGGCCCGAGCCACTGGGCAAAAAGGAGCAGGCGCAGGTCGCGTCCGAGGAAGCCGGGCGCGGCAACGAATGGGGCCATCTGGTCCACTAGCTGATGATTTCACCCTTCGCCCTGCCGGATTGGGAAGTTCGGTTGCGGCGAGGGCAGACGTTGATGCCGCCCTTGCCGTGGCTCGGCAGCGCCGAAGCGGCTCGCGCGGTGGCGATCTTCGACAAGCTGCGCCTGCCGGATGTGATCGGCCGGCCGGCGCTCGCTGAGGCGGCGGGCGACTGGTTCCGCGACATCGTGCGGGCGCTGATGGGGTCCGTCGAAGATGACGGCGAGCGCCAGGTGCGCGAAGTCTTCTGCCTGACGCCGAAGAAGCAGTCGAAGACAACGTACGGCGCGGCGCTGATGGTGACGGCGCTGTTAATGAACCGGCGGCCGCGGGCCGAGTTTCTGTTGATCGGGCCCACCAAGATCACCGCTGACCTGGCGTTCGACCAGGCGGCCGGCATGATCGAGGCCGACCCGGACGGGTTTCTGCAAAAGCGGATGTTTGTGCAGGAGCACCTGAAGACGATCACCGACCGCCGCACCAAGGCGCAACTGCTGATCAAGACCTTCGACGCCAAGGTGTTGACCGGGGTGAAGCCGGCGGGCGTCTTGCTCGACGAACTGCACGAAATCTCGAAAAGCGCGCGGGCGGCGCGGGTTATCGGCCAAATCCGCGGCGGAATGCTGCCGATTCCGGAAAGTTTTCTGGTGTTCATCACGACGCAATCGGACGAGCGACCGGAGGGCGCCTTCCTGGCTGAGTTGCAGATGGCGCGTGACATTCGCGACGGGCGAGCCGCTGGCGCGATGCTGCCGATCCTCTACGAGTTCCCGCGCGACATAATGACGGGCGCCGGCTGGTCGGACCCGCTGAACTGGCCGATGGTGATGCCGAACCTCGGCCGCTCGGTGACGCTGGCGCGGCTCGAAGACGAGTTCGCCACCGCGAAGCTGAAGGGCAACGCCGAGCTGCGCCGCTGGGCCTCGCAGCACCTCAACGTCGAGGTTGGCCTGGCGCTGCGCTCCGACCGCTGGGCCGGGGCGGATTACTGGCCGGGCCGGGTCGAGCCGGGGCTCTCGCTGGACCGGCTGCTCGACCGTTGCGAGGTTGTGGTGGTCGGGGTCGACGGCGGCGGGCTCGACGATCTGTTCGGGCTGACGGTGCTGGGGCGCGAGCGCCAAGAAAGCGACGTGGTGGAGGACGAGGGCGAAACTCGGCGGGTGCATCGCTGGCTGTCGTGGTCGCATGCCTGGTGCCACGAGGGGGTGCTCGACCGGCGGCAGTCGATCGCCGCGGCGTTGCAGGATTTTGCCGACGCCGGTGAGCTCACCATCGTCGACGACGAGCTCGCCGACCTCTCGGCGATCGTGGCGCACATCGAAGCGATCAAGGACCGCGGGCTCTTGGCGTGTGTCGCGGTTGATCCGGCCGGCATTGGCGAGTTGGTCGACGAACTGGCGGCGATCGACGTGACGCTCGAGAACGGCATGCTGATCGGCGTCGGGCAGGGCTACCGGCTGATGGGGGCGATCAAAACGGCCGAGCGGCGGCTGGTCAGCGGCGCCCTGGTGCACGCGCCCTCGTCGCTGATGGATTGGTGCGTCTCGAACGTCAAGATCGAGCCCACCGCGACCGCAATCCGCGCCACCAAGCAAAATGCCGGAGACGCCAAGATCGACCCTTGGGCGGCGCTGATCAACGCCGTTGACCGCATGTCGCTGAACCCGACCGCCGCGCCGGTTTTCGACGTGCAGGCAATGATCGCCTGACGAGGCATACGGGAAACCACGCATGACCCTGGTACGCAAAACCGCCGCCGGCAAGGTGGACGGGGCGCTCTCCTATGTGCTTTCGGACGCCACGGTTGACCGCTACGGCGACATCATCGAACCGAGCGGTTGGTTGTTGGATTCGTTCCGGAAGAACCCGGTGGCGCTGTTCAACCACCAACCGGACAAGGTGGTTGGCAACTGGCGCAACGTGCGCGTCGAGGGCGAGCGGTTAATCGGCGATTTCGAGCCGGCGCCACCGGGCACGACACAGGTTGCGGACGACGTGCGCCGACTGATCGAGGCCAACCTCCTGCGCGCTACCAGCGTCGGGTTCCTGCCGCGCGAGAGCGAGCCGATCGACCCGAAGAACCCGTGGAACGGCACCCGCTACTTACAGCAGGAACTGCTCGAAACATCGATCGTATCGGTGCCGGCCAATCCGGCGGCACTGCAATTAGCGCGATCCCTCGGGATCGCGGACGACACCATAACCCTGGCCTTCGGCGAGCATGCCGCAACAAGGCCCGGAGTGGTGAAAACCGGCGGGCATGCCGTGATGAAACCCGCAATGCGGGGGACTGCTATGAACATCGGACAACAAATCCAAGACGCACAGGCCCGGCTCAATGCCGCGCGGGACGAACTTACCGAGCACACCAAGGATGCTGACCACGACGTGGAGCAGGCGCAGGCGCTGCAAGACACCATCGAGGCCGTAACGGAACGGTTGGCCTCGCTGGAGCGCACCGAAAGGTCACTGGCGGCGCGCACGCTGGCGCAGCAATCCGAGATCCGCGCGCCAGCCGTCATCCGCCGGCCGCTTGGCATTCAGCCAAAGGAAGTCGAGCCGCAGGAATACTTCTGGCGGGCGGGTGCGGCGATGCTGCGCGCGTACATCCAGCACCGCGCCGTCGAGGATATCCTTGCCGAGCGCTATCCCGACGACGAGGCAACCAGCGTCATCACCCGCGCAGCGGTGGCGGGGGCATCGACGACGCTTGCTACCTGGGCGGCGGAGCTGGTGCAGACCGCAACCTCGGCGATGCTGCAACCGCCGACGGCCAGGCGCATCCTGCCGTCGCTGGCAGCGCAAGGGACCTCACTGCAATTTGGCCCCGATGCCGGTGTCATCAAGATTCCGAGCGAGGCCGCAACACCGAACATTGCCGGGAGCTTCGTCGCTGAAGCGCAGCCCATCCCGGTGCGGCGCATGGGCTTTACGACCATCTCGTTATACCCGCACAAAGTGGGTGTGATCACCCGTTACAGCCGGGAGATCGCACAGTACAGCAACCCCAGCCTGGAAGGGCTCGTGCGCGATGCGATCATCCGCAAGACGGGGTTGATGCTGGACACGTTGCTGATCGACAACGTGGCCGGCGGCGGCAGCGGCAGCACCCGGCCGGCGGGGTTGATCAACGGCGTTTCGGCAATTACCGCCACGGCCGGCGGTGGCTATGCGGCCATTCTCGGTGATCTGCGCGCGTTGACGGCGCCGTTCTACAACGTCAATGCCGGCGAGCGGTTGGTGATGCTGATCAACCCGGCGCAGGCGCTGGGGCTGATGATGACGCCGGGTCCGGGCAACACCGGCTTCAACTGGACGGAGCAGTTCACCAACCGATTGACCATCATTGAGTCGACGGTGGTGCCGGCCGGCACGGTGTACATGATCGACGCCGCCGATTTCGTCAGCGTCATGGGCACGCCAGAGTTCTTGGTGAGCGAGGAAGCCACCCTGCATATCGAGGATACCGCGCCGACGCACATTTCGACGCCGGGCTCCCCGGCTGTGGTCGCGGCTCCCGTCGAGAGCATGTACCAGACGAACCAATTGGCGCTGCGGCTCATCCTGCCGACGACCTGGGCGATGCGCCGTACCGGCATGGTCCAGTACATTGCCGGCGTGACGTGGTGACATGCCGCTGATCGTGCTTAACGGCCCGGTCATTGAGGCCGGGCAATCACTCTCGTCGGGCATCGATTGCACCGCGGGCGAGATTGTCCGGTTGACCATGCCGGCAAGCTGGAGCGGCGCGAATTTGTCGTTTCAGATTTCGAGCGACGGCAACGGCTACAACGACCTGTTCCGCCCGGACGGCACCGAGGTTGTGGTCCCGTGCGTGGCGGGCGTGGCTATTGTGCTGAACCAGCCGAGCGACATGCTGCGCGCCGTCGCGTTTCTCAAAATACGCTCGGGCAGCCGGCAATGGCCGGTGGCGCAGGCTGCGCGGCGCGAGTTTTCCGTCGCCGTTTACAAGGGCGGGCCAAACTACATCGTGGAGAGTTGAACAATGGCGCAGACATCGAACCCGACACCGGAACAGCAACCGACACCATCACCGCAGCCGCGGCCGACGCCGCACCAGGAACCGGCGCCGACGCCCCACCAGGAGACGCCAACCCCGCCGACACCGACCCAGGCGGAGCTGGATGCGATGGCTCGCGGTGAATACAACCCAGTCACCGCGCAGCCGCCGGAAGCGCCGGAAGCGGCGCAGAAGCGCGAGCGCGACGCGCTCGAAGCCCGGCACAAACGCGAGCGCGAAGAGCTCGAACGGCAGCACCGCGATGTGCGGCCGGGGCAGTCGGGGCCGGGATACACGACGCGATGAGGTTCATGCGGGCGCTTCTGGCGGTGGCCAAGGGCGGCAATCTCCTAACCCGAAGCAAGGTGAGCTGACACATGCCCGTGCTTGCCGCAGTCATTCCCGATCAAGGCACAATATCCGAGACGGTCGATCTCGCGGGGGTTACCGCGGTCGTCGGCCTTGTCATGCCGAATGACTGGACCGCGGCGGTGGTGACCGTGCAGGGATCGCCGGATG